GTTCACAGATGGGGGGAGCACTGTTCAGTCCAGCTGCCATTTGTTGGTGGTGGATTTCGAGGGGGGAGGTAACAGTCTTCATGTAGGTGGTCATCGTGGGGGTATTCTGTCCTGACTAGGGGGTAGATCCATCCGTTTTTGTCCAGAATCCGCGAATACGGGTTGTGAACAGGAAACTCTGCTTGTAATGCAAATTGATATCCTCCAGTTTGTCGCACATCATCAGCAGGTGGATCAAGACTGGGTTGCCCGATGCAAAGAACATCGGCTTGGTTGTATCTAGTACCACACCCTTCTGGTAAAAGGATGTTGAGGGGCCACCTGTGTTCTCGGCGATGATATCAATATGCTGCGCAAACTTGCCGTTGTAGTTTCCGAGAATGACGTTATTATCCTTCTTGAGATGGACGATAATATTGGCGACTGGTGTGTTCTGCGGGAGAACGACCTGGTGACGACGAGGAATGGATTCGTCCGGTATAGCCTTGATTTTCTCTGTATTGTCCATCGCGACCTTGTTGAACTTTCCATACTTCTCATCGAAATCTACAACCTTGAAGAAGGGAGACCCTGCATTGTTCTTCGCCCTGCGAAGATACTTCAGATACGGCTCAAATGACTCCACGAACTTACGTTCCGTGAAGAAGATGTACTCGTAAAACACTCCGCCATCGGCAAGGCAATCGACCTGGTCAGAAATCACCGCTTCGTAGAGTGGGGGCTCGCGAGAATCCGCGGCTCCCTGCTCGCGCGCAGCTTCCTCGGATGTCAGGCAGGCGGGGTGCTCAATGTAGATCTTTGACTTGATAATATCTTCGGGCTTCTGGAAATTGTAGGCGTCGTTCAACCACAGGTACTCGATGGGGAGCTGGATAGACGATATCGCTTCGTGCTGGCGCTTGTAGGTAAAGACCATAGAGAGAATACGATCATCAGCTTTTCCAGCGTTCTCAGGCCACGCCGATGTCTTGGACCAGGTGTTCAGCAGAGCTACAGCCTGAGGAGTTGGTGCAAAGAACATCGTGCCACCCGATGTCTCGAAGATATAGGGGTCAAAGCACACATCGTCCTTGAGATAGTTCATGCTGCCACGCGGATCCACATTCCATCCGCGCGCCATAAAATCCACACCGGGCATATCAAAAATATCAGGGTAGCGAGAGAGTTTCATGTCTCCGTCAATGTACAGCACTCCGCGCCCCTGCATACCCGCAACACGCAGAGCCTCCTTGATGAACAGTGGCTTCAGGTTGATCGCTAGCTGGTACTTTCCCGGGAACGCAAACTCGGGATACTCCTCCACAATGTAGTTGCATCCTACGCGCTTGCACATAGCTTCCCACTCGGCTATCATATCCTCGAATTTGGTTGCCTCGTGTTTTACAAACTTCTTGTCTTCCAACTCCTTGAACTTTTTCTTGGACATCTCGGATATCCTCTGCTTGATATCGTCCCGTGCAAGGATTGATAGAACTTTCGGACGGTCGTATTTCAGCGGATACTTCTTGAGAATTGCGATCTGTCTCGCTTTTGATATCTCGTAGAACTCGTGCTCCTCATCAAACATTCCATCGGCAATCGCCTTTTCAATCGCCTGCTCTACTTCCTCTTCTTCGCGGATCTCTTCAAGAAGGTCGCCCTTAATCTGCTCAATGATCTCCCCGGTGCAGGCGTAATTTACACGCTTACCATCCTTTACATCTTTCTCCGTAATCTCATCGCCAAACCGCAGGTAGTTCTTGTTGGCATTACCCCGACCCCACCAGTAGGTGACGAGCACAAACTTACTCGCGGGATTGTTGATCACCATTTTGAGCTCATGGGCCTTGATAATTGCTGGGTAATCCATCTCGGGAGCCGCCGCTTGTCCTCCGCGTTTCGGTGTGCGCTTACGACCACGTTTATGCGTGTCCCGTGCCATTATTCATATGTGAAGAATTGTATTCTGTCCTTCTGTAACGTCCCGAGACGCAGCAGACGATGATTGTCTCCAAAGGCTGGCTCATCAAACACCTCCTTGCTATCGGGATCCACTAGGAACACAAAGTCCTTGATGGAGATACGCTGAAGCCGACGCCCGCGCTTCATAATATTGCGGAGATAGACAGCGTCGCGCTCGTCGTTGTCGATGGAGGGATTGAAGCCCAGTGAATCGCCTTTCGGAGTGCTGTCAAACCGCAAGCACTGAATAACCGGCTTCTCGCTGGCGTGTAGTTTCCGATGAATCTCGCAATCGACTGCTGCCTGCTTGATAAGACGAGTAATTCCGCTGGTAATCTTCTGCTTCTCAAACGATATGTTATAGAGGAACTCGTCGCTGGTCATGAACGCATCCACACCACGCCCCGAATCTGCGGGGGCATCGTACTTCTTGGGAAGCGTATCCGCACGACGAATGGGAACAATATTAAAGGCAGATGCTGACGATGCCTGAGCCTTGGAAAAGACCGACATATAGAAACTGATCCGGATCGTGCGCTCTTCGATGGGTACGGTCTCACTGTTGATTCCGCTGGACGACAGACTCTGGCGGGTGGCGTGGGAGCACAGGCGAATACCGCGACCAATGACCTGGTCGTGACGCGCAGGGTTCCAGTAGGGCTCCACAATATGCAGGTGACGGACGTTCTTGAGGTTAATGCCTTCGGCGCCGCTGGAGGTCGCCATCAGGATACAGATCATCTTCTTTCCGCCACGAGCGAGAACACTCTCGCGAACAGAGGGCGCATGTTCAGGATAATCGTTCTGCATACCGAAGTAGTCTTCATTGAACAGGTAGCGCGTGAGCTCCTTTTCGATCTTATCTTCCTCGCCCGTGTAGAAGGCGTATGCAGGCTTCTTGGGATCCAGATCGGGCGACTCGCGGTACTTGCCGTTTTCCTTGACTAACTTGTAGGGCTGATATCCGTTGGCATCCAAGATCGCAGCCAAAATACCTAGACCCTCCAACTTGCGGTACTGGGAGTAAATGAACTGATTGCGGTACTCTCCATCCTTGCCCGTGGAAGCTGAGATATTCTCCAGAATCTTCTTCATTTTCGGCGAGAAGGTCTCTAGTCCCAGGGATCGCAAGTACTTGTCGGGGTCGGCACTTAGCGTCGCAAGGATCGTCGCCTTATCTACCGGTCCCTCATCGTTCTCATCCTTGATATCTTTGACGTCTCCACGCAGCTCAGAGGGAACAGCGTAGTTGCAGACAAGGCGGGACACAACGCGATAGGACGAGAAATTGGCATCAAGGGCACCCGGTCCTTTCGTCGCCTTCTTGGCCTCGGACTGAATCTCCCCCCAACGCACTTCCAGGTAACGATTGAACTGATCATCTGACATCTCTACCCTCTCCAACATCTTGTCGTCATCGATACGTTTCGGGAGCATGCGCTCATCGGCACCCTTGTAGTAGGACACCAGACCCTGGATACGCTTCTGAAACAGGATAGCGTTCTTGACTTCCAGTCCATCCACGAATGTGGAGACAAACTCCTTGAACTCGGATGGCAGGCACTCTAGCGCTTCACGCGTAATGTACTCGCGCGCAGCCAGAACACCTCCAGGAAACTTGGCGGCAAATGGTTCGCGAATACCTTCCACCCAGTCGGCGGCGGGCTTATACACCAACTTATCGTCGCGCTGGACTGCGATGCGGTCTCCTTCCTTGTTGTATAGCGACTTGAAGTGCGCTGGATTGCGCGTCACCATAATCACGCGCTTCACGCTGTTGAACTCCACCGTATCCACTTCTGGCAGGAGCTTGAAAAAGGTCTTCATACCAGCCTCGTCCCATGTGGGCAGTTCCTTGACAGGGATCGAGATGCGCTCGATAGGTCCGCGCAAGAGATTCATGAAGAAGGCGATCTCGTTCGGGCGATTGATCACGGGCGTACCGGAGAGGAGCACAACCTTGCAATCCTTGGCATAGTAGATGGCATCATACAGACGGCGCGCGATCTCAGAGTTGTTGATGACACGGGAAATGAAGCCATGAGCCTCGTCGATAATCACGACAGACTCGTCAAACTTCGTGGATGTCTTGGCATCTTCTTCGGGAACCAGAAGTTTCACACTCTCTTTTGTGAGACCGTTGTAGTTGATGAAGTTGTAGCGCGAAGCGATAATCGCGGTAATCTGCTCATCGATTCCCTTGCGGTCGTCGTCACTCATGGTGGGGGAGTTGTAGTTTGGCTCCTTTCCATGGACGGTCACAAAGTAGCTTGCACGATTACGAAGGTACTCTTCCGGGATTCCCATCTGCAGGGCTGGGGCTTTCTCGGCGTCGTTGGTCGCAGGTCGGCGTTCCCAGTAATTGTTGATCATGTAGATGGCATCTCCACACTTGCGAATCTCCTGACGGAAATTGTTCTGGAGAGAGGCAGGAAGCATAACATAGATTTTCTTGGTGGAAAGCAGGGATTCGGCCACACCGATCGCAGAACAGGTCTTGCCCGATCCCAGACCGTGATAGACGAGGAGTCCGCGGTAGGGTGACTCTATCTTGAGATATTCGCTAACCAGCTTCTGGTAGGGCAGGAGTTCGCGACTTGATTTCTTGGAATCGGATAGACACTTATCGACTCCCTCGTCATCATCATCCTTGTTGGTGGAGCGGTATTTTAGGAAGATTCGTGCTATATAATCTGCAAATGCCTTCCGGTTAGGCAGTACAAATGCCGCCATTGTATTGTATGAACAAAGCAAATAAAAACCCTGTCTCAAAACAATGAAGTTGGAAGGCGATCCGCGTATGTGGATGGTCACCATATACCTCTTTCTTGTCAGCGCACTCCTCTACTTTCGTCCATCTCTAGTCTTTGACGGACATCGTGTTCGCGAGTTCGGTTCCGGGTCTCGCGAAGCCACTGTGTTCCCGTTGTGGTGGTGGGTCTTTGCTCTTGCGGTCGTAAGCTATCTTGCGGTGCATTACATTACACAGGCTTAACTGCTGGAGTTGTTTCCGCTGCAGCCTTAATTTTTGCATCCTTCTCCTTCTGCTGCTGAATCATGTTGTTCTTGAAGCGCGTGGCTTCATCAATATCGGGAATGCAGACTTCCGTAATAGACGTGGATGACAATCCGTATATTCCGGCAACTGCAGCCAGGGTCAAGACATACCCAATCGAGATCCAGCTCGCACGCACCTTGTTTCCTACTCCGCCATCAAACATCAGATAGAAGCGATCAAAGTATCCTCGTAGGAAGTCAAATGTGCGTATCACGTACCACCCAATCGTCGGATACGCTGCCCAAATTGCCGCTTGGGTCGCATTCTTGGATTGGTCAGTCTTCTCGCATTCGCGGAAGGTTACCAAGCTAGAAAACCCAAATCCCAGGAGGAAAAAAACAAGATACACAACAAACCCCAGACCAAACACCATCCCTGCCTCCTTCATACTTGTAATCGCAAAGATGGCCATCTCTTATTATTCTCTTGGAAGACGAACTTCAAAGGTTTGCGCGATCGCAGAGAGTTCTTCCAGCAGAGCCCTTCGCTGAGTGTATTGTGGTCGCGTGAGTTCCATGCAGTCAGGAAGAGTCTTCCACCCAATCGCCGAAATCTCGCGGCGCTGCATCATCGTGAATCGCTGATGAATGTCAAAGTCGGCAGGACGAGTCAGGAGAGCCACAAAGTACTTGTGTTGATACGGAACTCCGTTTGTTCCGTGAAATGTCTCTTCCAGCTGAACTCCGCTGACCATCACATAGCAGTTGCGGCGAACATTGGTCTCCTCAAAGAACTCTCGTTCTGCACAACCGTTATCGCTTTCGCATTTCAGGCGCCTGCCCTTTGGGAACCCCCACTCGGGCTCCGTATAAACAGAGTCTGCCTTTCCGATAATGTTGCGAACCTGGTCAAACTTATCTAAGGCACGCCGGTACTCGTTCTCGTACTTATCAATGCTGTTCCACAGACGTGTCCAGAGCGATTCAAACGCCTCGTTCTGAAGACGTCCAAGTTCAGACTGCGTCATGTTCTCTAAGAGCATCTCAACATACTCTACATTTGCGGGGTCATATTTCCCACGAATGAATTCGGTGTATGCCATGCTATCCTTTCGCCGCACCATCAACACTTCAAGGTCGTTGATATCCAGGGGCAGCGCCGTGGGCTCGCCCGGATTGTTGCGGTTGCGGAGGAGAAGGATTCCGCAGGAGAGAATTGGGTCTGGACATTCACGAAATGGATGTCCTCGTAGTCCGCAGTTATTACAGAAGATTGTTGTCATTCCCGCCATTGTGTCAGTTGATACTTCCTTTGCCCAGGAATATCGCCATCCATTTTTACCTCTCATAACATACAATAATGAACAAATCCCTGTGCTATGGTTCGCCGATCACTCTGACACCTCAGGAGACACTAACGGGCTCGCTTGGAGCTCCGTTCAAGTCACTGGCAGAGGCGAAGACAGAGTGCTCTCGTCTTGGTAACTGCACGGGAGTCCTGGACTTTAATGGGCGGTTCTTTGCCTACACGGGCGATACGACTCTCCGGCGGGGATCTCGCGGTGGAAAGTTTCACCCCGTCCAGCCCTGCCCTGCCTCGCCACAGGATCCTGTTGCGTCTGCTTCTCCCCAGGGATACGATATTTACGGAAACATCAGCAATGCCTTTTCAACGGTGGGCGGGGTGGTTGGATCTATGGGTGGCCGCTCTTGCCCAACGCCCGAGCAGGCGCAGGCGCAGGCGGATGCCGAGGCGGCTCAGCGCAGGAATTGGACGACAGGCTTTTTCTGGACGACGGTCGTGGTTGTCCTCATCAGCGCGTACCTCGGCTACAAGTACTTTATGCAGTCCCCTGAGCTGGCGTTCGCGAGCCGCGCCTTCTACTGGGTGCTCTACACTGCCATCGTTGCCCTGGTCGCCTACGGCATCCTCTTCATGGTGGAGGGAATCCGGGGCGAGGCTGCAAAGTCTGATAACCTGGCGCCGACCCCCGTGGAGTACACGAAACCCGTAAGCGTTGCGGCTGCCCAGGTGCCCCCGCAGGCGGGGAAGCACGGCGGCAACTACGGCATGCAGTGGTGGATGTACATCAAGGACTGGGACTACAAGTTCGGACAGGAGAAGCCAGTGTTCGTCCGCGGACCCAACGGACAGCAGAACCCCTATGTGTTTCTCCACCCGACGGAGAACAGCCTGTGCGTCAAGATCAACGTCTATAGCGGACGCAGCGGCAGCCGTCTCGGCAGCTCGCCTGGATACCCTGGAGCCGACGGCAGCGCCACGGACGACTCTTACACGTGCGTCATGAAGAACGTCCCGCTGCAGACGTGGTTCTGCGTTTCGCTGTCACTCAGCGGCCGCAACCTTGATCTCTACCGCGACGGCCGCCTCGTACGTTCGTGCGTACTCTCGGGCGTACCGCGCCACCCTACGGGACCCCTCACCATCATGCCCGCCGGCGGATTCTCGGGTCACGTCATCGACGCCTACCACCTGTCGCGCGCCCTGACCCCCACGGACGCCCAGTACTTCTGCGCCCAGGGAACGAATGGCACGAAGTTCGACACCCTGCCGTCCAAGCCCCTCTTTGGATACAAGGTGAAACTCGGAGTCATTGACAGCAAGGGAAAGCAAATAAAACAATACACTTGGTAAATAACAATAGATGGAACTGCGCGTCATACTCCTGTCGCTGATGACGCTGATCGTCGTTGGAATTGTGTTTCTCATCGTGTATGAGCTGTATTACGGCTCATACAGCGGCAAGGGGTACTCGCCGGTTGCCCCGTGGAATACGGAGGTCAGCATTCTCGACTTCCTCCACCTCGGTACCGAGTTTGTGAAGTTTGACCAGGTGCTGCCTCGCTCGCGTAACGAGCAGCAGGGTGCCGAGTTCTCGTATGCTGCATGGTTCATTGTGGATAACTACAACTACGGCAGCCCCCGCCCTATCCTTTTCGTGAAGGGTCGCCCCGATATGTCCATGAAGTCGCCCGCTGTGTATCTCACCAAGGGCACAAACGAGCTGACGATTCTCCAGGACACGTTCTCTAAGGATCAGGTTGGAAAGGTGGTCATCAACAACCTTCCTGCCGGCAAGTTCATCCATCTGGCTATCACGGTCAATCAGAAGTCGATGGATGTGTATATCAACGGCATGATCTACCAGCATCTCACGCTACCCGCCCTTCCTCTGCAGAATACAGAGAGTCTGTACATTGCAGATAATGGCGGATGGTCTGGCATGATTGGTGATTTCACGTATTACAATTACATGCTGACGCCAGGGGAAGTCCATAACCTGTCGCTCAAGAAGCCGCGTCGCGACCCGAACGACCTGCCCTACTATCATGACTACCTGGACACTAGCTGGTGGATGAGTCGTGCTTAAAGCTTCATGTTCATCTGCCCCTGAGCCTTGTTTAGTTCATCCTTTCCCTTTTGGATCTGCTCCTCGACACTTGCGAGCTTCTTTTCCGCCTCTGCAACCCGCATTGAACACAACGTACTATCAATGCCTTCGCGCTGTGGCATGAAAATCAGAATAACGGCAGCGGCTACGAGAAACCAGATCAGAAGACTTTCGGTCTTGGTTTTCATTACTCCTTATCTACGAGATTATCTGCTTTCATGTTGTCTGGGTCTCCGTGCCTGCGCACGCCCTCCTTCTCCTGCTGTTCTACGACCGCATCCGCATTCCCAGCCTTCTTGGCAATTTTTGCAACTGCCTTCTCCAGCTTCTCGAGAGAATCTTCCTCGGTCAGATGCTCGCGGGCAGGGAGCATCATCACAATGCAAACGGCCAGAACTACAAAGGCTACCATCAGGTACGTCGAGAGGTTGAACTTCATCTTTATTCTTAAGTAATCAATAAAGATGTCATCATACTGCACAGGCGCTGGACTAAAAGATACGAATGCAACGTATGTCAATCGTCTGCGCGATTCCTCCGATGTAACGACGTATCTTCGCCAGCAGGGGGTGCGCAATCATTACCGCACGCTGCAGACTAAGGGACAGACGTTTCAGGGTGGTATTCCTGCCAATGATCTTTATGATATGGCAAATCTAACCGGAAAGACGGGTCCCTACACATCTCTCATCAGCGGAGTCTCTATTACACCCTCGGCATGCGTTACTTGTACGGGCCAGCTCCCCTTCAACCTTGGGCAGGCTGCATCTCTTGTTCGCTAAGGACAGACTCGGGTTCGGTATCCGTAACAAGCTGGTCGTGTGTTTCGTAGTTGCGCATCGTACGACGAAGAGAGTCACGAACCTTCCTTTTCTGGGTTTTGCTGTACTTCCCTGGTCTATAACTGAAGAACAGCCGGAGAAACTCGGGCGAGCGTTTAGGAGTATTCTTGTACAGCTCAGACTTGTGCGCCTTGATTTCCTGGAGTGTAGTTTGGTGACCAATGCAATCGAGGGGAGTCAGAAGAACAAATCGGCGCTTCCCTTCGGTATGTGCAATATCAATGAGTCGCTGGGAAATACAGACGATGCGATCTGCATCATACCCTTCCAGGAAATGGGCGTCAGCATACACGAAGCCAAAGAAGAACTGCAGAAGGGTAGGAATGGACGCAACCTTAATTCCGTCGCGGAGTTGGTGGTAACTGTGGCATGCAAATGATTCAAAGAGTCGTACGATGAGAAACCCGCTCTTGATTTCAATAAGGTCTACGTGACGAGGAAGAAGTTCTGCATACGCAGCTTGTTCTACGATCTTGATCTTCTCGCCTCCAAGAATATCGGCAAATACATTGACGTAGTTGTCAAAGGTATCTGGCGTTACCAAGAGATCTATAGGAACATTCCACGTATTGTTCCGGCGCTTCGCATGAAGAGCAGCCGCATGGAACCCGATGAGAACAACAGATTCGGTCTTGAGCACCTTTTCAATACGCGAGCGCTCAGTCTCAGTCAGCGGGACACGATCCCCCCGCGTCTTGGTCTCGCACCCGACAGGGTAGTGCTTGTTCAAGAGCATCAGGCGGTCATACACCTTTGTCCAACGCGACACGTCTCCGCGAGGGCGCGAGAGTTCGAGGTACATCGACATGCGAAGGAAGTTGGGCGTGACATAGTGGATTTTGTCCTTCACAAGTTTTTCATCCCACAACTTGGTGAAAATAGGTGTTTCTAGGTAGGTGATATCTGCCACACCCGTAAAATCTACAAACACTTTGAACGTCATCAAGTGCATTCCCGGCTTGACTTCCACATTGGTGAATCCTAGAGCATCAAACCGATCGGCAAGGCGAAGAGCGTGTATCTGAGGCTCTTCGCTGTAGAAATCGTAGTCGGGGACAACGTACTCGGGGTTGTAGAACTGGTCCTCTTTGGGAAGTAGATTGTTGATTGCCGTACCTCCGTAGCACAGAACACGAGACTCCTGAATAAACTCCTTGACGACCTTCAGGATTTTTCGTATGGACGGGGTATGGGCAAACTCGTAGTCTGCCTGTAGTTGGGCTTTCTTTGCCAACTCTTCCATTGTTCTATAAACGGATAAAATGGATTGCCAAGAATATTACCGATGAAGGAGTAATGGCAGATAAACAGGTATCACGTCGTCGTCGCACAAAGAGCGGAGAAGCAGCGCCGCCCCCGCCCGACAAGAAGACATCACCCAAAAATAAGAGATACAACCTTCGCAATCGCAATAAGAAGATGCCGGATACCGTTCGCTGGGTAGATGACGATACTCTCTTTGAGGACGATGAGGATGATTCAACGTACCGCGGCGAGGAGGATGAGGACTCGGAGACAGAGGAGGAGAGCACGCAAAGCATCACGATTCCCAATGGTATGCCCGTGAGTGTTAAGATCCATCTTCATCTGAACGGCGAAGAGGACGAGGATGACTATGAGGACGACGAGGACGGATTCGATGAAGATGATGACGAGGAGGAGGAAGAAGATGATGAGGATATCCCCGAGTCGTTTATCACGGCCATGCTGGCTCGGCATCTGGGAACAAACGCACGTGTTGGACGCGGCGCTCCCCGCTTCATTGTTGTCGGTGATGACGACGAGAAGAAGGGTGGTAAAAACAAGCAGAAGGAGAAGGAGATTCCTGAACCCCCAATCCAGCTATCTCGTAAGGAGATGACCTACTATGAGGAGATGAAGAAGCCTGCGCGCAAGGCGGTGCTGAAGAAGATGTACACGATAGCCGATCTCCTGGACGACTCTGAGATGCCATACAAGTTCCGTATTCTGGAACTCAACACAACTCCCAAGATTCAGGCGGATCTCATCCGTCGTATTGATACGATCACGCGGATGGGTCCTGAGAGCGGCGAGGCCCAGAAGATGCGCAACTGGATTGATGGTGTGATGCGTATCCCGTTCGGAAAGGTTATCCCCCTGCCCGTGACCATCAAGGATGATGCGACAAAGTGCTCAGATTTCCTCAAGAACGCGCGGACAACCATGGACAAGGCGACCTACGGGATGGCCCCTGCTAAGACCCAAATCATGCAGATCCTAGCTCAGTGGATTTCCAATCCTGACTCGGTGGGTAATGTCATTGCGATGAAGGGGTCGATGGGTGTGGGCAAGACGAGCTTTGCGCGTAACGGAATTGCCGGGGTTCTCCAGCGCCCGTTCATGTTCTTCTCTCTTGGCGGTGCATCGGATATCGCGCACTACACAGGTCACTCCTACACCTACGAAGGATCGTCATGGGGTAGGATCATTGATGCTATCATGCAGGCGCAGTGCATGAACCCCGTGCTCTACTTTGACGAGCTGGACAAGATTTCGGGAACCCCGCATGGCGAGGAGATTACCTCTATGCTGATCCATCTCACGGATCGGTCACAGAACTCACAGTACCACGACCGCTACTTTGCAGGCATTGACTTTGACCTCTCAGGATGCCTGTTCGTCTTCTCGTTCAACGATGAGAGCAAGGTTCATCCAGTCTTGAAAGACCGTATGCGTGTCATCACCTGCCCAGGGTACAAGGATCCTGAGAAGAAGGTGATTGTGGCCAACTACGTCTGGCCGGAGGTCTTGAAGCATGCAGGGATCGCTCGTGACGATTTGACGGCGACAGAGGAGGCAGCCGAGCATATCATCAAGGAGTATTCTAATGGTGAGGAAGGTATGCGCAACCTCATTCGTGTCGTCGAGACGGTGGTGTCGCGCATCAATCTTCTACGCATCTCAGATGAAGAGAGCGCCAAGGCGTACAAGTTCTGGATTCCAGTGAAGTTCCCCATGAAGCTCAGTGTGAGCGAGGTGAAGACACTGCTCACCGACTTCGCCTCGATCGCGCCAGAGCACTGGCGTTCATTATACACATAAAGATATGGGCTGGCAGAACAAATGTCCGGCGCACTGAAGGAAGAAGTTCAATTTGCCAAGAAGCATATTCGTAATCGTTTTTCGATTATGCTTCTTCCCCACATCTCCGATGGTATCTGGAGCGTGTATGACAACGCCAAGACCATCTGTGAGAAGAACAATCAGACGGACCAGATTCTGAAGACGTTCCAGAATTTGCTGACTCGTATCCCTACCTGGACAGAGGATGTTCTTACCACCGAGGTGAAGCGTATCACGGCTGCCTCCAAGTGCTCGTATCTAGAGGAGTTGCTTACTGGAGTCTTGATCACCTATCTCCGCGCGTTTGCCGCGGTCCAGTATCGCTCGACCAAGGACAGCATTGAGGTAGAGTTTGAGCGGCCGCCGCTGCCCAAGTTTATCCATGAGCTCTACAAGGAGGTTGCCCGTCGCTGCTGGGAGCACGCGTACCTATTCAGGACATTCGGGGTGACAACGGAGCAGCAGGCCCGTAACCGTAAGGAGATTGATGAGCTCCTGGATACCACGTTCGATGTTGTCCTGGATTCCTTCCTCCCTTGGCAGTCGATTGTGAATACTTACTTTTCCGCCCCTGAGAAATCCCAGACGGCTGAGGATGTCATTCAGCCGACCGAGACGGAGGTGAATCTACCTGCGACAGAACAGCAAGTGGCTGCACCCGGACCCGGACCCGAACCCGAGGTGAAGAAGGAGGTATCGTTCGGAGAAACCGAGGTTCGCGAGCATGATACGGATGATGAGGAGGACGATGTCCCGAAGATGAAGGTGTCGGAAGAGGATGTAACTCTCGATGTCCCAGAGGAGGAGAAGACCCCTGAGGAGAAGGAGGAGAAGGTGGATGTAGAGGCGAAGGACGGTGAGCTCGTTCTAAAGCTATAAACAAAGAGGGATAGAATACTCAAATGATTGATACAAGTGTTCTTGCAATCATAGTCGCTGTTGCCGTTATTGCTGTTATTGTCTATGCCGTTGAGCGTTACACGAAGCAGAAGCCTATTGAATGGACAGATGCGTCGAAGGTCGGACTTTTGTCCGGTGCGGGCGCGGGCGGGCTGGTGTTTGCGCTGGGTGGGGATGGTGAGTCTGTCGCTGCAACGGTTGCGTCTGCAACAGCTGCGGCACAGGATATGTTTGTCGGCAAGCCGTCATTTTAACGACGACGATGACGACGGGTGGAACGAGGCTTTCCTCCACGGCTGAATATACCTTTGACCTTGGAGAAGAGACTTGGAGCTGGTGATTTCGCAGCGTTACTCTTCTTTAACTCCGCCATAATGCGGTCATCGGCATCAGGGACATAAGGTACTTTTACAATATTCATCTCTGCAAGATATTTCACAAGTTGTGCGTCGGAACTCCAGTTTCTCATTGTACCAAAATCCATGATCGTGACCTCACCAGTCTTTGGATCCAACTGCAATATGATCTTATTGGGGCTCACATTATCCTCAACGTCCTCAGTGATTTCAATGAATGTGTATCTTTGCATTCTGTGGTCATCCAACCCCCGCATCGTGATTTTCACCTCTGGAGGTCCCCCCTTACGACCTTTACTCATCTCCTTGGACAGGCGTGCGTAGGTCCTCAGAAGACTGGGTAGACCCCCCATATCAAATCCAAAGGTGGCCATTATACTTAAGGTTCTATAAAAAGCACACTCTCACCCTGCGGGACCTTCTCCGTATAGAGATAGACAGATCCAAACTTGTCTATCTGCTTACGCGGAACCGCAGTGTCGCGACAATACTTGGCGATCGCCTTGTACAGATGGAACCCGCGGTACCGTTCGCTGAAATCGCCATTATTCGGATCACGGAACAGAATGGACTGTCCATCTGGTAGGAGCAGCCACGTCATGAACATCTTGAAGATCGGATCGCTCTCATACTCTGCACATGGTCCCTTCGGAAAACAATCCCAGAACATCGACGTGGCTAGACGCACCAGATCAAATGATGGATTTGGCTTGATTTCCGAGTACTTGGAGTTATAGAACGGCTCTACATTGTACTGCCCTCCCGCTTCCTCATCCTGTTGGAACTGATCTGACATGAAAAACTTGGACTCCCGCATCTTTGGAAGTTTTACCGAATACGTTGCCCGATCAAAGTCAATAATCTTAATCAGCTTTCCGAAGGTGGGTAGGCGGTACATCTTGCCCCCAGCATTGTAGTAGAAGTACTCGGCAGCCGTCGGCACATACATCACATTCATCACATGCAGATCGTTGTGACACAGACCGAATGTGCGCTGGGCAAACGCAAGCGCAAAGATAATCTGCCCGATCCACGCACACCGCTTGGGTGTCTCCGGGTTCTCGCGGAACAGCTGGTACAACGTCCCCGAGCACGCCTCCATGATCGTTACCTGTACCGGGCAATCCTTGAAAATCGCATGAGCGAACGGATCGGGATTCTCGGCTTCCTCTGTAAATCCGCCTCCATCATCCTCGTTGTGCTCATCATCCTCATCTTCGCCGTCAGTCGTTCCGCTGGAGCACGAGTGAATCTCAAAGATGTAGTCGGTTGAACAGCTAGACTCTCCATCTTCCGCTTCCTCCTCATTGTCGGCATCATACGCTTCGGACTCTTCGACGGCAGTACCCGGAGATGTAATTTCAACACTAGGAGCCTCGATATCTTGAATCCCGAGATCAATTGTCTCGGTTGTCTCCTGCAGCTCTAATACAGGGGCCTCAGAAGACTTGCGGAGACGGAGATCAAAGAAGTGACCAATATTGCTAGAGAACCATGGGCGATCACAGAGATCCTCATAGTCATCGGAAATATCAATAGAGTGGCGCTCCTCGATGCCCGAGAACACACCATACACCACCGGAAAATGCTGACATCCTGACTCGGACAGCACAAGGCAGGCGAGGGATCCTACGTAGGCAGCATTGTGTGCCGACTGGTGTGGAAGAGGAGTATCTACAATATCCTCCTTGTTTGGCAGACCCGTTGCGGCGAACTCTCCTCGCATCACGCGGTACGATGGGTACAGCATGGTCTTCTTCAGATGAATCTTGACTTCCTTCCCTCCCGAATAGATCGATGACTCGCCAACAATGGTCTGAATCGAGTTCTGCGTCTGAATGCCGTAGTGGTATGGCATTCGAACATTGTCGAGCTTGAATAGCTTCTCAATGGACGGAAAGAAAGGTTGGATGCGCCGAAGTCCCCAGTGTTTCTGCGCCTGCTCCTGAAGTCCCTGGATGTTTGTGCATCGATGGACTTCAAGTGGAATGTTGTTTGTCCTCAAATCGGGAGTCGGCTTGGGCATTATACTTTGCCTAGGAAACGGCGACTTATCTTTTTACGCTGTTCGGGGGTATAGGCTAGGGTGCCATCCAAGATAGACCCTGCGGCAGGAAAATAGAGGTCAAAGACATTCCCTAGAAGTCCCTTGAACACATATCTCAATTTGTGTGAAAGATCGTCCATAAAAATGAAGATGGTAAAGAAGAAGAAGAGACCGGATGTATAGGAATCAATGAAATGTTCCAGGCCACGGCGAACGGGAATGATGGGTGTGCTGGTATTGATGTAATGAACAAGCCAGAACGCAACGACAGAGACCAATACAACCTCAATAACTATATCGGCAATCTGGAACAACATTCCCTTGTGTTCCCATTCCCTTCCTTCATGATTTTCCGGATCATACACATCAAACGTGTAGTAAAAGATGAAGGAAAGAACTGCACCAGCGACAGCATAGATCAGTGAAAAGATTACGATATTTGCAGTTACCAAGAATGCATCTCCACGCCTGAGATGGACGGTGTGCATCCGATTGACGTACTGAACCATTGTTAGTTATACGTGAAAAAATAGAATATGCTCCCTTGGGTAATATGAACTTCAATATACGAAGGTTCAACATGGAAGTTATTAAAGAACGGTGTGCAATTGACTCACACAAATCTCCAATGATCCTCTTGATAGGTAAGAAAGATACTGGCAAATCGTTCTTGGTACGCGATATCCTCCATCATACCCAAGACTGCTATCCTATTGGAACCGTCATTTCTGGAACAGAGGTAGCCAACGAGTTCTTTCAGCATATGGTTCCTTCCAAACTCATTCATGACAAGTACAAACCTGAAATTGTCATAAACGTCGTTAAGCGTCAGCTGGCACTCAAGCAGCAGCGCAATCACACGAAATCCACAACGATGGATCCTCGGGCGTTCTTGATTCTGGATGACTGTCTTTTTGATGATACCTGGATCCGTCAGGAATCTACCCGTTACGTGTTCATGAACGGTCGTCACGTGGATTTGACGACGATGATTACCATGCAGTACCCTCTCGGAGTTCCTCCCAGTCTGCGCACCAACGTAGATTTTGTCTTCATTCTGCGCGAGAACATCATCGGGAATCGCAAACGTATCTACGAAAACTATGCAGGTATGTTTCCCACGTTTGATATGTTCTGCCAGTTTATGGATCAATGTACAGAGAATTACGAGTGCTTGGTCATCTGCAACTCATCCTCCTCCAATAAACTGGAAGATCAGGTCTTTTGGTATAAAGCGAGTGACCACCCGCCGTTCCGCTTGTGTGCGGACTCGCTGTGGGTGGATAACAAGCCGTTTGCATCCACGATGCTGGCATCCGATGACTATAACCCCGCAGCTATGCGCGGAAGGGAGCCGTCAGTGTGGGTGAAGAAGGGAGGCACGTAATGCTTACTCGCGTAGCGCACCCTCCGAAGGATGCACTGGGACCTGGAGATCCGTCAGCTGATTACGCTGCGGCGGCGGCTCCGGGACACCCGCCTCCAGCCGACGACGTGCGTTCTCCTCCTTCTGCGCCTTGATCGACTGCTCGCGCTCCTCCGCGAAGAAGAGCTCGCGATTCGCCTCGTTCTCCTTGTACTTGCGCATGATCTCGTTGAGCTGTGCGTTGGCATACTCTACGTTCTCCATGAGGTGCTCAGACGGCTCCCACGGCAGCCAGCAGCCCATGCGACCGATCATGAGGTTGTCCTTCGGATACTTGCGCTGCAGGACCTTGCACCACAGCTGGGCCTCCTCGTAGGACGGGAACGCGCGGCGCACCTTGACACCCCGAATATTGCACTGGAAGTTGTGTTCGCGGTCGAACGACTCCTGAATCTCCTTCTCGTGCTTCAGCAGGAACACTTGGTACTGCTCGGGAATATCAGATTTCTTGATCTCGGCACGATGGGTCTTCTCAAAATCGTGGATATCCTTCATGACATCGTCAATCTTGATGGAGTACTTGTTGGAGAGATACGACGCCAGCGTCTCCAGCCCCTTCACCTTGAAGTCATACTCCGTCCACTGCATGAACTTCTGGAAAAAGTACTCCTGCTTCTTGGCGAGTACCTTTTCAGGTGACAGAAAGGAGACAATGCAGTAGCGCTGGTTGGGCAGCTCCGGATCCTCGTCGAGGTAATCGATCGGGGCACCATCCTCCTCTTTGGGTAGTTCTACACGCTTGCTGCTCATTTTATATATGCTTGTGCCAGCATTGTTAAAATAGAAACGCGGCGATCACGAACTCGTATGGTTCTTCATCAGACCAATGCCTGCGATAATCAATCCCAGTCCAAGGTACTGACTCCAGTTTTTCAGCCGGTCGCCGAGAATGACATATGCCGCCACGCTGTTCAGGATGCCCGAAACTCCGTCCCACATTCCATTGACATAAAGGACGTTGTCCAGCCGCAGTGATTGTATTAGAAAATACACCACTCCGGCATACCCCACCAGTCCATGCATCAAGTAAGTCGCCTTGTTCGTCAGGGCATAGAACCGAAGTGCAAAGTCGCCATAAATCTCTACGAGTGACAGAAGAATAATTGTTACAAAGGACTCGTCAAAGTATCCAGCCATTATGACCCCTCCTGAAATTTTCTCCTTCAACAAGTATAAACCAATATGTCCGATGCCCCCCACGCCGCCCCGTCCATGGGAATCGATGTCGCCGACCTGGTCAAGCGCCTGGTAAAGTACGCCCTGGAGGGCCTCGCCGTCGCCGTGGCGTGCTACCTGCTCCCGGGCAAGAAGCTCCGCACGGATGAGATCGGCACGATTGCGCTCACTGCGCTGGCCGTCTTCGCCATCCTCGATATCTATGCCCCCTCGGTCGGCTCGTCTGCCCGCACGGGTGCCGGCTTCGGTATCGGCGCGAACCTGGTTGGCTTCCCCGCTTAAACACAGGACGCCTTTACTCTATAATGTTCAGACTCAATGGTTACTGGTTTGTGGTAGCGCCCAAACCCGGAGAACCTCCTCGCCTTACGCATCACATTATGTGGAACGTTGCGAAAGGCGTGGATGCTCAGAAAGCATACCGCGAATGGTATGCGAAGGAACGCAAAATAACGTCTGTCCTCTATCCAATAATACCGCATGACTGATTACTTGACAACAGGTCTGCAAGCTAGCGGGATAACCCTGCTGCTTCTCGTGCTCTTTGTCACCTTTTACTGGGCGTTCCGCGGCTTTCTTCCTGCCAGTCGTATGGTTGAGCTGGATGTCGAGAGCGACCTTGCCGCGAATCGCGCAACCTTCTACTTCTTCTACACAAAATGGTGTCCATACTCCCAGGATGCTATTCCGAAGGTGGAGAGCCTCGCAGAAGTTGTCAAAGATTTCACGTACGGCGGAAAGACGGTAGAGGTCAAGATGATTGATTGTGATGTCGATAGTCGCGAGTGTGAGACATTCAAGATCGATGCGTACCCTGCCTTCAAGCTGCAGACCAAGTCTAAGCTGTACGAGTACCTAGGTCCCGGAACCGTTAGCGTCATGCGCAGCTTCCTGAAGTCGGCCCTTGGACCGGAACAAAAGGTACAACTGTCGTCCGACGGCGAGTAGTTTCTCAATGGCTCCCCGATTATCCCAAAAATTGAACATCTGCGTATTGTCTTCCACCAATAGGCACGTGTTTTGAGGATACTCGCGCTGAGTGTTATGCGATTCCATAATCGTTCGACAGAAGGGAAGAACCCCAACGTAATTTTCGGGTGTTACAGTTGCCGAATGCGTGGTCATCAGGAGAAGAGTCTGGTGCCGCACGTGTTTCGGGATAGCGGTCATGATATTGGTGCAGAGAACTGCTCCATCCACAAACAAGGAATCGCCGATCGTGTGCGGTGTAAAGATGAAGGGCAGGGAAATAGATGCGCGCAAGGCATCCCATACGCGTGTAGAAGGGCCAAACCGCACGATCTTGAGGTGCGTAATATCGGAGGCCAGGATATGCAGGGGAACGGCTGCATCACCTACGTTCAAGGTTTCAAGGTTTAGACCTTTTACGGCAAAGATATCCGATAGTTTCTTGAACATCTGCGTACCATCATCCAGTCCGTTGGTGAGTCCAAATCCGATAAACGCCTGTAATCGCAAGGGTTGGACAGAGTGCTGGATATTTGCAAGATACTCGAGGAATTGGGAAAGATCATCAATAGAAAACTTGAAGGCGATTAAGGCACTCATGATTGCGCCGATAGAGATCCCGTACATCCCTTGATGAAACACCTTGTAGAGATACGGTTCTCCCTTTTCAGAAGCAATTTCGCGAAGAGCACCTACTTGTAAGGCTCCGCGCATACCACCTCCATTCAACCCTAAAATGGTGTAGTTCATCCTTGTGTGTTCTTTTCTGCGTCTATGAAAATGATTCGGGCCACTGATTTGTGGAAACACGAGCAGCAGCGCAAAACCATTAATATGCAAGCTATGAAACCCGTGCTCTCCAACCTCTTTTCGCAGATCAAGACTCATGCAGCGACCAATCACGATGCCCCCTACTTGGCGTTTGAAGTTCCCTCCTTTGTGTTTGGATATCCTCTTTTTGACCATCGCGAAGCCATTCAGTATGTCAGCGAAACCCTGCAGGAACAGGGCTTCCAAGTGTGGAATGTAGGTCCTGCGACCATCCTGATTTCGTGGATCCAGCCCCCTTCCGGACAGCGTACTGTCCGGGCACCGCCACGCAGCGGTCCAGGGTACCGCCCGTTTGTGTATGACGACTCCTCCATGGCATTCCTTCGTCAAAAGATGAACTGACAAAAACGAACTTCAATATACGCCCAAGATGATCGATGCAAGTATGTGTGAGCACGATCCCCGCGGAATCGTTGTGGAGGAGGGACAGCACGTATGCACCTCCTGTGGAACAATGCTGGATCAATCGATTGATGAAGGTGCCGAGTGGCGGTACTACGGCGCCGACGACAGGAACGAAGACCCTTCCCGCGTAGGTCTCACCATCAGCCAGTTGCTGCCCGACTCATCGTACGGATCGATGATGATGAACCGGAAGGTGGGCTCTGCGAGTTTCCGGAGTATTCAGCGCCTCTCCGCCTGGTCGTTGGCATCTCATTCCGAGCGCTCGTGGCTATCGATCTTTGAACTCGTGAATCAGTACGCTTACCGCAACGGATTCACCAAAGCTATTCTCCAAGAAGCCTGCTCGCTGTTGAAAAGCCAGGAGGATGCTCTGAAATTACGAGGAGAGACCCGCCGTGCTCTTCTGGGAGCTGTATTCTTTGTCGCGTGCCGCCGCTTTGATGTGTCGCGAACGCACGAGGAAATCGCAGAGATTGTTGATGTCTCGACTCGCTCGCTGTCCAAAGCTATTCAGCGGTTCGGGATTATCGCCGACGATAATCCCCTGCTAAAAACCCAGCTGTCTTTGGCAGAGCGGATGATGAACGGTCTGGGGGTATCGGAATCCCAGCGAGATACGATCCTGGCATCTATTCGCGCTATCTTCAAGAACCCCGACGAGGAGCTTGAACATACACCGAAAGTCATGGTGGCTGGTCTGATTGCGAAGACCCTGTGTGGAGGTCTCGACAAGACTAGGACACGGGCATTCCTGAAAGAGTTCGCGAAGCACTCGGGCGTGTCGGCAGTCAGTATTCAGAAGGTTATGCAGGTGTGATTACAAGGGCTGACCAATTGTAAAAATCACGGCACCTGCAGCACCATTTCCACCGGGTTCGGTGGCAACCCCTTGACCTGCCACATAACATCCTCCTCCTCCGCCAGACCCGATGCCCACTCCATTACCACCAGGAGTTGTTCCGTTCTCACTACCAGCTCCTCCGCCCGTTCCTCCTCCTCCGCCACCAGCGCGCGTTTCTGGAGTTACTTGATCACCACCTGCTCCTCCTGGAAATCCAGCACCGTCACCTCCCGCTCCACCAGAACCGGCTTCTGTTCCAGGATTACCATTTATCAAGGTGCCTATTCCTCCAGGTCCAGGTCCGTCACCTCCGTTTCCGCCACCACCACCACCTCCATAATATCCGGCACCCCCGTATCCACCCTCTGTGTTACCTACTTGTCCTCCCTGTCCCCCGCTAACGGACAGTATAGCCCCCGTACATTGGATAGTTGTTGCTCCGCCGTTGCCGCCGTCGGACTGCTCGTTGCCGGAGCCGCCCCCCACACCTCCCGCTCCAACATTTAATGTAATTGTTGTACCTCCCAGGGCAGTAATATTGTAACGCCCATATTGACCCGATCCGCCTCCGCCGCCGCCGGCATCCTCGACGCCACCTCCACCACCTCCACCACCCCACATTTCAATCGTAACTGGATAAACTGACGCCGATGTTCCTGGAAGAGTGTATGTGTCGCTACCGGCTGTTGTGAATTGTACTATAGTGCTTCCCCCGACATACGGAGCCCCGTTGATGTTCGTGACATACAGATCCGAGATATTGACCTGACCACTGCTGAAATCGCCAGTGATCAGATTCGAGATGACCAGTTGGTTATCAGAGATGTTGTTTGACCCTGCAAACTGTCCTATGAAAATACAGTCTGATCCAGCATTGGAAAACCCTGCGTAACTTCCAAGAGCTACAACTGAACTTCCCGTATTTAAAACTCCGGCTCCTCCTCCGACAAACGTATTGTTGTCGCCTTCGCCGGACGCGCCAGCAAAGATTCCAATCGCGATAGTCCCGGAACCGATACTTTGTGCTCCAGCATCAGCACCAATAAACACGGCTGTATCAGTTTCTGAAGATACCCCTGCTCCGCCGCCGATTATAATCGCGTTTTTCCCGATGTTTCCAGATCCAGCATTTGCGCCAATCAAAACACCATTCTCTGCGTTGTTTGATAGACCAGCCTGATATCCTATGAATATTCCATTTGATCCTTCGCTCTGCTTTCCCGCTTCGTATCCCACAGCCACTCCCCCATCACTACTAATGTTGCTGAAAAACGCATCTACACCAATCGCGACCAAGTTGCTGCTGTTATTCGATCCATCTACCGCGTTTGTTCCGATAGCAACAACATCATTCCCAGTGTTCCCATGTCCTGCCAAACTTCCAACAGCAATCAGATTATCTCCCGAATTGTTCTCACCGGCATTAGCACATGCTGCGAAGACGTAGCTTCCGGTATTTGAGTATGCAGCGTTTGATCCTATGGCAGTCACATAGCCACCAGTGTTCTCAGACGCCGCCGCATATCCAATAGCAGTGACGTTACTTCCAGTATTGCTTAAAGCGGCCTGGTACCCTAGCGCGGTGACATCCGACCCCTGGTTATCGGCTGCCGCAGATGTTCCCATCGCACTCACTTCGTTGCCAGAATTACGCGATCCAGCGTTTGATCCCAGTGCATTCACGTTTAAACCAGAATTTGAAAACCCGGCCTGGTCCCCAAACGCATTGACGTTCGTGCCCGCATTGAACGAAGCAGCGTTTGATCCGAACGCATTCACGTGCGAACCAGAGTTGGAGTTTGCAACATCCTGTCCAAACGCAACGATATCACCGCCAGTATTAGAATTTCCTGCCAAATAGCCCATAAGTGTTACGTAATCTCCCGAATTGTTCAGACCAGCATTGTTTCCGATAGCTATGACGTTCGTTCCAAGATTTCCGGCTGCCGCACCGTTGATGATAGCACACACATTGGCTCCCGTATTGCTCAGAGCAGTCTCCGTTCCGAGAGCGACCACGTTGTTACGAGTATTCCCTAGAGCTGCACTATCTCCCAAGGCAACTACACCATCTCCACTGCTGTTCAGTGCTGCATTGAATCCAATCCCAATTGATCGCGAAGCCCCGCTGTCGTTGGAGCCAGCGCTCAGCCCAATGTAGATACTATTTGCAGCTGTAATGACGAGACGCGCATCGGTTGCGCCGCTAGGATCAAATGGAAGACCATTGATGGTAGCCGTATCAATATTTGTCGTTGTGATATTCGACGTATTGGTGATGTCAAACCCAGCTAGATTTACGTTGCTGACCGCTGGATACTCCGCCCAGTTCGAAACGCCTGCCGCTACCGAATCGCTAATTGTAATGGATGTTACGACAGCGTTTCCGTTGAGATAGAGATTGAAGGAGGTATCTGTTGTTCCCACTACCAGGTCTCCAGGAAGAGAAAGGTTAATTTTTGTCTTGAATTCGTTGGCGTTCGAGTCAAACGCATACGTCGTCCCAAACAACTGCTTGAGCAACGAGATATTTGATGTTGGTTGGTAGTAATTGCTCATACTATTGTTTTTAAGAGAAGACAAGCATTTAACCATTTTCTGCGTGGTATATACAGACGACATGACAACCCTTGGCGAGCGCTATACGCTTTTCCCTATCAAGCCGGAAGAGAACAAGCTGTACCAACTCTACAAACAATCGGTCGCCTCGTTCTGGACGCCTGAAGAGATTGATTTTTCCAAGGACGGAGAGGATTGGTCTCGTTTGACCCAGCAGGAGCAGGAGTTCATCAAACAGATCCTCGCCTTCTTTGCCGGGTCTGATGGTATTGTCCAAGAGAACCTGGCAACCCGATTCCAGCGCGATGTCGAGTCCCCCGTAGCCCGTCTGTTCTACGCATTTCAGAACGCCATGGAAGGTATTCACTCTGAGACCTATTCCCTCCTCATCGACAAGTATGTGTCTGATAAGCAGGAACAGATGAAGTATTTCCGCGCGATCGATACTATTCCCTGCATCAAGCGCAAGGGTGGTTGGGCTCTCAAGTGGATTGAGAGTTCCGCGTCGTTTGCCACCCGTGTGGTCGCATTTGCCTGTGTTGAAGGCATCTTCTTCAGCGGGGCGTTCTGCTCCATCTACTGGCTGAAGAAGCGCGGTCTCATGCCCGGTCTCTGCTTTTCCAATGAGCTGATTTCACGCGACGAGGGGCTGCACACGGTGTTTGCAGTGGAGATGTACCATATGGGCGAGCCTCTATCGCCTCACGAGGTCAAGCGTATCATTACCGAGGCGGTGGATATCGAGTGCGAGTTCATCTGCGAAGCCCTGCCGTGCTCCCTGATCGGCATGAACGCCAAGCTGATGCAGCAGTACATTCACTTTGTCGCTGATCGTCTGGCCGTGCAGCTGGGGATCCAGAAAATCTACAATGCCCAGAACCCCTTTGATTTCATGGACATGATCTCGATGGAGGGCAAGGGCAACTTCTTTGAGCGGCGTATTTCAGATTACTCGAAGGCAGGAGTGGGAGCTCGCCAGGAAGATATGATCATCAAGACCGACCTCGATGATTTCTGAGGAAAAACAAAACATTTCGCCAATAACGTATAAGAATGGCACATCTCGCTGCGTACGGCTTTAACCGAAACAATCGCAGATCAGGACCATCGGGTTCTTCTACGCCGAGCCGGAAAGACCAGTATCTGGCCTTAATTGCTGACGATCTTGAGCGTGGCGATGCTGCTAACTTTTCCACGCACACATCTCAGTTTTATTCGGAGTTTGGATCAGACACTCCTCGGGAAAAGTTAGATAGCGAAATATCCCGTTTGCATCCTATGATGTATGCCATTCTTCATGCCAACGTTGCGATGGTAGATACCCTTCTTAAGGAGTTTCCTGGAACGTATTATGTGGATGGAACCTTTGAAGGACCAAATTTCAATAATCAGTTTGACAAACGCATCCCCAATTTTCCTCCTGAGCTTGAGGGAAAGACGTATCGTGGCGTTGCAGATATCGCCATAAAGAAATCCAGCGATCCCGCGAAGGTTGAACGGTTTAAGCAGATTAAGAAGCTGCTTCTTCGTTCGGGTGCAAAGCCTAAGACACATTTCGGAAAGCTTGTGTTTCCCGAGGACCAAGCGGATGTTGATTTTTACAAGTCCAGTCGCCCCAAGGTTGCAGGACGAAAGGCTAGAACATACAAGCGGAAGGGTTCCAAGACTATTCGCTCAACACGTCGGCGCCGCTCGATAGGCGTTTAAAAGCAGGGTAAAAACTAAGGCAAGAACATAAAATGGAGTTCTTTCATGGAATCGTTGCTCTACTCGCCGGAATCGTTCTAGTCCTCACAGGTCTCGTCGCCTGGCTCTACATTCAGCAGTCCCGCATGTCCCAGGCCATCAACGCCCTGGCTGTCGCCGTGACCGCCCCGCCAGTCTCCTTTGCAGCAAGCCTGCCTCCCGAACTCCACGAGGAGGAGCAGCACCCTCAGCAGGAGCAGCAGGAGCAGGAGTACGCCGATATGCCCCATCTAGAGTCCGTGCAGGAGGCTCATGTCCCCGAGATGGAGCAGGTGGGTGAGCTTGTCCCAGAGACGGATGACCGCGTGTCGGTCCATGAAGAGGTGGAGGAGGCTCAGGTGCAGACGATGGATGCCGTGGATGTCTCGGGCAAGACGGTCGCTGAACTCCGTCAGCTGCTTACAGAGAGGGGCATACCTTTCAATAAGAGCGATAAAAAGTCAACGCTAATTTCGCTGGTTCAAGTAGCGCAGTAAATGAAATTGGTGAGCTTTGACGTTGGTTTGCGAAACTTAGCCGTATGTGTTCTCGAAGGGACTTCCAGAACAGATATGAGGATCACAGGATGGGATGTGATTGATGTGGTAGGCGAGAAGAACGGGATTGCGCGGACAGCCTGTTACAAGTGTGCCAAGCCCGCCATGTGGGTTCAGAATGGTGCAGGGACACAAGCGTGTTCGCGTCATCGCCCCAAGGGGGTGGCTGCTACCAAGACAGGACTGAACAAGAAGACCGTGGCCGAGATTCAGGAAATGGCGCGGTCGCACGGGATTGATGCTACGCAGAAGAAGCCGGTGCTGGTAGCCCAAGTGTGGGCGGAGATGAACAAGTCGGGATGGTCAAAGTTTAAGGGAAATGCCCGTGCAGCTGGAGGTGGTGTCCTGGATCTCGTAGGCGATATCGTGGAATCCCTGGATCGTCGTGCCCCGCTGTGGGCAGGGGCAGATCTCATTATTTTTGAGAACCAGCTGGATCGCCGTATGTTTGCGGTCCAAGCCATGCTGCACATGTACTTTGCCTGTCGGGGGTTCCGTACCAAGGGAGTGTCGGCGATTCACAAGCTGGACAATATCGCATGTGCAACGGATGCTACGGGGACGTATCGCGGACGCAAGAAGACAGGTATTGTGCATTGTGAGGCTCTGTGTCCGCCCTGCCAACTCCCCTTCTTCAAGTCGCACAAAAAGAAGGATGACCTGGCCGACTCCTTCCTCCAGGGTCTGTACTTCCTGGAACACCCGCCAACATTCTAGCGAGCATCCGCCACCCCGCGTTTTAATCTTAGGAAGAGGATGCGGATAATCAGATAATGAGCAGCGACGTCCCCGGTGCAGATCTACTTATGAACACTGCCGCCATGGCAGCCCCCGACACGAAGATGGCCGACCTGGAGAAGGTCAGCCTGGACTTTACAGACCTGCCGTCCGAACCTCTTCAGCCGCCCAAGCTGGTTCCTTCCGCCAACGATGTCGGCGCCACGAAGTCGTGGGACGGCGTGGAGAACCTCAATGCCGAAGCGTACTTGAAGCCCGTGAATGTGCAGCCCAAGATGTCGGACGATGCACTGATGAAGCGCAAGTACGAGCTCCTCCGCAAGTTTGATCGCCTGAACAAGCTCGGTGTTCCTATGCGCAAGCGTTTCACGATGGACTCGCCCCTGGACGAGATGGAGATGGAGCTGGAGTTTGTGCGCCGTGAGAAGGCTATGGATTCTACCATCAAGCAATTCTCTGAGTGGTTCATTACGGGTATGTCGGCGCTCGAGTGGGGATCCAAGAACGTAGCGATGATGAAGGCGTTCGGTCTGCAGCTCGATGGTCTGTCCCAGAGCGCGCAGATGAACGTCGCAGATCTGGAGGAGGATTTTGAGGAAGTGTATGACCTGTACGGCGAGAACATGCGTATGCATCCTCTCGTGCGTATTCCGATGCGCACGTGCTTCATGGTGTATATGGTGCATCTCACCAACCAGATGGCGATGAAGGCTCCGGTCCCCAACATCCAGGAGATTCTCAAGAACAACCCGGATATCGCGCGCCAGATGGCGGCACAGGCGATGCAGACGCAAACGCAGCAGTTCAAGCAGCAGGCGGCATCCGCCCCTGCCCCTGCCCCCGCTCCGCCGCCGCCGGCCCCCGCTGGTGGTTTGGCGGGCATGATGTCCTTCCTCAGCGGAATCAACCAGCCTCCTCCGCCATCCGAGACAATCAAGAGCATTCCCGCCCGCCAGCCGGCGCGTGAGATGAAGCCGCCGTCGGGTATGGGTATTGGCGATATCCTCAAGAACATCCAGACCCAGGAGCGGAAGGTTGCTGCGACTCCGATGCCGCCGCCGGTGCGCGCTCAGGACCCTGCACCGACCTTTGCTGCGCCCCACATCCCACCCCCACCGAAACCGACACTGAAGACGGCACTCCGCAAGTCTGCGCAGTCAGAGGCGCGGAAGTCCGCGAAGAATTCTGTCGTAATAAAGCTGTGAGGTAGTTGATATATATCTGCAGACCAAGCGAAGTAGATGAGCTGGCGCACGCCATTTGATCTATTTACTATACACTCCGTATTTTTGACAACTTTTTTATAGGCGCTACACACAATGAGCGGTCCAGTTATGCGTCCCGTTGGAGGATTCCAAGACCGAACAACCTTCGGTGCTGTGTACCCTACGGAATCAGTTACCCGTGTTATCAATCTCGATACCCGCTTTCGTGAGAATGCAGCAGTGACAAATGCTGGGTCTTGCACCATGCGCCTGCCGCGCACGTACAAGAACATTACGTCCATGCGTCTGTCCAGCATTGAACTCCCAAATACATGGTACGATTTCTCGGCGACACTGGAAAATACAAATTTCAACGTGAGCGGAGCACAATGTAGCATCTCAGATGGTAATTATAATTCCACAACTCTAGCAGCAGCTATAGTTTCTGCGGCGGTGTCCACTGTCTCGCTAGGTGTAGTCTTCAATGCTGTAACTGGAAAGACTACGCTATCCGCGGCTACGGTGTTTTCTCTCGATTTTACCCCTTCGGCGACCGCGTGCTGTATAACTCGCGAGGCGACTATTCGTCCCTTCGATACGGGTCTTGGTTCGTATCTCGGATTTACCAGCAATGCTTACGCAAATCTCTCGTCTTATACATCGGAGAGCGTAACAAACCTCTGGGGCAATACGTACGTGTTCCTGAATCTCGAGAAGTACGACGCTATTGACCACGTATCCTTCAATGGAACGAGTGCCCCTGCCTTCGCAAAAATCATAGTCAATGTGAGCAAAAACAGCGTCATTTATGCAGATGGACGCACCACCATCACCAACAAGGTTGTGTTCCCAGAGCCCGAAAACATCTCAGTCATCAAACTGAAATTGACAGACTGCTACGGACGCCCGCTCGTCCTCTACGGCAACTTCTCCTTCACTCTGGAGATGCAGGAAGTCGTAAGTTCGAAGCTGTATTCTGCCTACAAAGACAATCTGGTAAAGTAGTAATGCCAGACTACATTGAGACGATGGACAACCTACTGCAAAGTCGGGAGGACGTGCCTCAAGAAACAATCGATGCTATTTCGTTGAATCCTCTGTCTCACCCCACTGCATTTATATTTCCATTACGTCGATGGGCATCAGTTGGATTCCCTCCCGAAGGAAACCTGTTTCTAATCACCCTAAATTCTCCCTCTCCCTGTCCAGATGGTACGCCACGCACGTTATATGATTATATATCATATCTGATCGCTGCAGATCTCGATAAGACGATATCCGATCTGAACGTTCAGTTTCAAGGATTTTCGGTCAAATATACTTTGACTACAAACGTTCTTCAGATTGTTGCAACACGACACTGAGTATTCAAGTCTCTAAAGACTAATTGAGTTATCAGTCGCGGTAGATGACATGGTATGTATTTGCTGCGCATTAGAGTAAATAGGTATGTCAAATTCATCCTATATCCTGACGATCAGTGATCTCATGACAACTCAGGCTATGATGTCCCAGCAGATAGTCCTGGACACGGCTGCTCTCCAGCCACTTGTGAATCCGTCCAGCAATAACCTGAATCCACTCTTTATCAAGTGGGCAGCGGCGGGGTTTCCCCCTAACCATATACTCTTCAGCATGGAGTTCTCGCAACAGAGCATAGCAAGCATACAGACACGACCAAACACGTACGATTACGCCACTCAACTTCTTGGAACCGATCTGTCGCAGGCCGTGACAAATTTTGGGTCAAATTTCCAGGGTATGAAGTTTTCGTTCATGACTCTTCCGAACAGCGTACTGATTCAGGTCTCAAAGCTTTGACATTAAAGTTTCAAGTTTGGCTTCTAAATGTGCGACGCGATCAAGTAAAACCTTGATGGCTTCGTGATGGTAAGGTGTAATCGCGCTATAATTCAGGGTCAATTGAGCTCCTTCTGGATGCGTGTATCCGTCATCATCGACTTGACCGCTCAGAGAGGTATTCGGGATTGTGGAAACCATATGGTTAAACCCTGCCTTGTGAATATCCTGGGCAATGAAACCGGTATGGACTCCTCCAGATGGATCAGATTTCCAGGAGTAGTACATTCCACTCACGCTCTGGACAAATCGTATCGCTTCCTCGGCCGTAATTCCACCTGAAATATCCTTGAGGCGTTCATCGGAGGTCGCATCAAATTCAGTTGCTTGAATACGTTCGCTTGTGGCTAAACTGTATGGAGCCGTTGTTCCCGCACCTGTTCCTGCTCCAAGCGTCGGGTGAAGGTATCCGTATTGTCCTATTGTGTATGTCTTGCTTCCACTGATTGTTACATAAGCAGTCAGAGTCGATGTTCCAATACCTACGCCTGTTCCCAGGGATGCTCCACTCACGGTCTGAGAAATCATACTGATTTGACCACCGCTTGTATTGATCCACATGGTTCCACCATCCTGCATGGTGTGAATATGCATGTTGCCGTCATCGTAGATTGATGACCTGTTATTGTTGAATACAAGGTAATTTGTTGTTGGTGAATTATTTATAGCCGCTGCTGCTGCTCCTCCTCCCACCTGTAAAATTCCGCTGTCGGTCACATTGAATATTTCTGAGTCGTATGCGTTATTGACAATACCGAGTGCTCCCACTTGATTTATACGAAATGTCTTGGTCGGATTGGTCACACCAGACGATGTATTGGTCACCCGCAGGAAGTTCATGAATCCTGCTCCCCCCACTGTATCGGTCCCACTAATCGTGAGACCTGGACTGCTTCCCGAATACGTGGTGGTGAGTGCTCCGCCCGTTATGATCTCGTTGGTGGATGTATTGTAAGCCATAATGGGATTCTCAGCAGTTGTTACGGATCTCACAGGAGCCACAATGAATCCCGAGACTGATGTGTCAAGAGCCGATCCAGTAGCGTTCAGGATAATTGAATTCGAGGATTGAGATGTATATCCTGCAGAATTACCAATCGCAATTGCATTGGTTCCTTGAGTATTCGATCCCGCCAAGTGTCCGATCGCAACTGCATCTGCTCCTTGTGACGTATATGCCGCATCCTTTCCGATAGCCACTGAATTTACACCTTGTTCGGTATATGCCGCAGTGTTTCCGATCGCGACTGCGTTGCTTCCTTGTGACGTACTTCCAGACGCTGCTGCTCCGCTTCCAATCGCAATTGCGTATGCTCCTTGAGTGTTGAACCCAGCATATGATCCGATCGCAACGGCTCCCGGCTGTTGATTGGTGTATCCTGGTGCCTGGCCAACTGCGACTGCACCCTGACCCTGTGTATTGTATCCTGCCCCAATACCAATAGCAACATTACAATAACTCTGGCTGATCTGACCTGCTAAATTTCCGATTGCGACTGACTCATACCCCTGACTCGTGTTCGCAGCAAGGGTGCCGATCGCGACCGAATTAGACCCCTGCCCTATCCCTGCACTGGCGCCGAGGGCAATTGTTGTGGTATTCAGGGTCAGCTCTCCATTAAGAATCGTGTTGGACGAGAAGGTAGCTGTTCCCCGGACACCGAATGTTCCTGAGACGTCCAGAGTATAGGCTGGAGACACAGTTCCAACACCCATCTGACCACCAGCGGCATCGACGCGAACAAAGGTTGGAGAATCGTATGCATTGCCGTTCTTGAAACTTAGTCCGTAGTTGCCTCCTTCGAACATGCTGAACAGACTCTGGGTAACCGTTCCCCCGCCGCCACCGCGAGTTGAAAAGGACACGAGTGCGTAATTCGACACGCTTGGACTACCCGTTCCAAACCCAGCTTCTAGGTAGAGTCCTGCTGTGACATCTGTTGCGTCGGTTTGAAGTATCCGCAACGAACTCATCGTCGTTGTCCCGGTGGTTACATCAAACGTGAGCGCAGGATCACCATTTGCTACGCCCCCGTTGTTGTAGAGGACTTGCGTATCCGACCCACCAATCGGTCCTGTGGGTCCCGTTTCACCAGTTAAGCCCGTGGGACCTGTTTCACCAGTAAGTCCTGTCGGACCAGTACTTCCCGTAGGTCCCGTTTCGCCAGTAAGTCCTGTCGGACCAGTACTTCCCGTAGGTCCCGTGGATCCCGTAAGCCCTGTTGGTCCAGTACTTCCGGTAGGTCCTGTAGCGCCTGTGAGACCTGTTGGTCCAGTACTTCCGGTAGGTCCTGTAGCGCCTGTGAGACCGGTTGGTCCAGTACTTCCGGTAGGTCCAGTAGCACCCGTGAGTCCTGTAGGTCCAGTGCTGCCTGTAGGTCCTGTAGCGCCTGTGAGACCTGTTGGTCCAGTACTTCCGGTAGGTCCAGTAGCACCCGTGAGTCCTGTAGGTCCAGTGCCGCCTGTAGGTCCAGTGCCGCCTGTAGGTCCTGTAGCGCCCTGCAATCCAGTCGGTCCAGTGCTGCCTGTGAGCCCTGTCGGTCCCTGGAGTCCAGTAGGTCCCGTGGATCCCGTGAGACCCGTGGGACCTGTAGCGCTCACAAGAGTACTGTAGGTGACTGCCCCACTGCTCGCGTTGAACGAGAGCACGCTGCCAGTATAGGTTGAAGTTGAGAGCCCAGAGATAATAACTCCGCCTGTTGAAGGAACTAGAACAAGATTTGAGTTAGCTGAAATCTGAAAATTTCCACTGGAATTGACGTTCATAGTACCCGTTCCTGAGTTTCCATTCGATCCAACGAATGCCCCTGTGACTGCGTACATAGAATTGAATGGGTATGCGGGTGCTCCGAGGTTATACACGTTGCTCACTAGAGGCGTGACATCGCCCCCGATTGCCAATGTAGTTGTGAGAGGGAACCCTGTGAGTTG